CTTCAGGTGGATACGATCGCTATGGATGTATCTAGTGTATCTGTAACAACTACTACAGCGGCTATTGATATCTCCAATGCCACCCTTCAGGTGGATACGATCGCTATGGATGTATCTAGTATCTCTGTAACAGCTGATACAGCAGCGATTGATATCTCCAGTGCCATTATCGATATCTGCAGTGGGTCGGTCACAATCTCCAATGTCACACTTTCTGGTAATCTTGGAGTCCTCGCAAATGATGATGCATTTGGCCGGCTCCGCGTCAGTAACCCCTATACACTCTATGAATTTAATAGTATTATTGGTAAACAAGCAGATATTATAGATGAAGATATATCTGGATCTGGATCCACAACAGCTGCAATAGGTGCGTCCTATATTGCATTGAATGTCAGCGGTGAAGGGTATGCAATCCGTCAGTCTCATGAATATATTATGTATCAGCCAGGTAAGTCAAAACTTGTCTATATGACAGGTGTCCTACAAGATCCATCGGGTGCAGATATGTCAGGAAATACAGCGCGGATAGGCTGTTTTGATGCAAGTATGGGTTTCTATATAGAATCATCTAGTGGAATAGTAAGTGTATATAAAACTAATTCAGTAACAGATCGTATATACAGACATCAATCAGAAGGGCCACCAGATGCTCTCTATTGGGATGACCCATTAGATGGATCCGGTGCATCAGGGGTTACAGTAAATTTTCGCAGAGCACAAATATTTACATTTGACTTCGAATGGCTTGGAGTAGGAACAGTACGTTGTGGTATTATAATTGGTGGGAGAATAATATATTACTATACATTTAAACATGTTAATGAACTGGTAATGCCATATATTCCAATGGCAAAACTTCCTCTGCGCTACGAAATCAGAGGAAAAGCGGGTGCAGCGCCCAATGAAATGCGTATGATATGCGGCACTGTTATGTCAGAGGGTGGGTTTTCACCAATAGGTAAACAATTTATAGTTGGTGATTATACAACAGGTACAACACTCTCAAATACAACATATATACCTCTCATTGCATTACGATTAACAAATGTGTTTCCATATAGTAGGACTACTATTAAATTAAAAGACCTAGATATATTTAATTCATCTACTGGTACTTCTGGTGGATCCTGGAAAATTCTATTTAATCCCACATTTACTTTCTCAGGGACATGGGGGTCACCAACATCATCTCTTGCAGAAATTGCAATATCAACCGTATTAACGCCTATTACAGATGTATCAGGTGGAAAAGAAATTTATTCAGGATTTTATGCATCACGTGATTATAATCAGTTAACAACCTCTATAGATGAGATAATTGCATCGCAGAGTATTACAGTTGGCCTTAATGGTCGGTCGGATACAATTGTACTTGTTACAAATAACTTACTTGGTACATCAAGAGTAAATTATGCACTAAAATGGATTGAATACATCTAAACAGCACCTCCACTAGTACAAGCAATGAGTCACAGATTCGTTTTCAGCGACGGATCTCTCACGCTCAACGATGAACAGGCACGGATTGTCCGCCAGTCACCCACTCAGAATCTCCGTATTCTTGCTTCCGCAGGTTCCGGTAAGACTACCACTCTGACAGCACGCATCGCCCATCTGCTTACACACTGTGGTGCAACTCCTGATCAGATTGTTCTCCTCACATTCACCCATAATGCCGCCGCCGTCATGCGCACACGTCTCGAAGGCCTTGTCGGTGCACAGCGAATCCTCTGTGGGACGTTCCATGCACTCTCACAGCAGATTCTTCGGTCTTACGATCCCGTGGCTCTTAATGATATCTACCATGTGGATGAGCTTCCCCTGAAGGCCCTGGATTTCCTGGCTTCTCCTGCCGGTAAAGAGTGGATCCATACACTGCGTTGGATCTTCATTGACGAGTACCAGGATATCAATGACACACAATACGACTTTATCCGCGCCCTGCATCACCCTGCGGCTACAGTCACCATCGTCGGCGACGATGCACAGAACATCTACAGCTGGCGGGGCTCCTGTGTGGACTACATTCTAAACTTCCACAAGCGCTTTCCTGAGGTGGCCGATTTCCAGCTCTCCACGAATTACCGATCGGCCTCCTCTATTGTTGCAGTGGCCAACTCCATTATGCGCTATATCCCTACACTCCCCCATAAGGAACTCATGACACCGGCACCTTCTGCCCCTGCAGGGAACCGTCCTGAAGTCCTGTATTTTGCACGAACGGCAGAAGAGAGAGATTGGGTCACCGAAGCTGCCATCACGGCACTTCCATCCGGTACCACCGTGATCCTGAGTAAGTTCAACAGCGTCCTCTATGCATATGAAGCGGCCCTCCTGAAGATGGGGGTTCGTGTGCGCTTTGTAGAAGGGGAAGAATCACTCACACCGAGTCCAGGCACTCCTCCCACTGTCTTTCTGAGTACATTCCACGGTTCCAAGGGACTTGAATGGGACAATGTCTTCTTGGTGCGCATGAATGATGAGGTATTCCCCCAACAGAAGGATGAGGATTCCGTTCTTCAGGAGCGTCGCCTCTTCTATGTAGCGGTTACGCGTGCCCGTCGCTCTCTGACATTCACGTATAGCCGCAATGAGAAGTCACTGAGTCGGTTTGTTCGTGAGATCCATCGTCCGCTTCTCTTCTGGCGCAATCTCCCATGGTATGAGACGAGTACTCTGACATCCACTATTCAACCGGTCCATGTACGTGACTGGATCAACTATCTGGCGGGTGAGGACTTCCGTACGATCAAACAGCTGAATGTGCTCCCTGCTGCTCTCCGTGATGCAGCAACACTCTTTGGAACCGCAGCCAAAACCACAAGTCCAAAAGACACCTACGTGACGCCCTACTGGTGGGCCGAGCAGGGGATGGCCGCCGAGTTCTATGATTTTCTCCGAGCATTCTGGCATCGCGAAGTGGGTATCCGTCGTCCAGACTCCGGTGGAGCATGGGATCATGAGGCACACCGACTTATCTGGACGATCAAGATCGCGGCAGAGGATGCACAACTGTTTGAGGCCCATCGCGATATGTTTGAGGATCTGGCGGCCCGCTTCTTCGGTGCCACACCTCGTGGTGAAGCACCACCTCAGATCTATTATACAGAAGTGCTCGCTGCAATGAGCCCTGCAACTGTGAAGCAGTTCGATCAACCAACACTAATCCGCGTGATCCAGATTATCCACAAGATGCGTACAGTGTTATATAACCTTAGATTCGCAGCGGTGGCACTCTCTGATATGCAGTTTGCACCTATCCGTCATGCACCACCCCAGGAGTCCCGCTGTCCTCTCATAGAAGCCTGGCGCACCTACACAAATGGTGCACCACTGGCGGACCCTGAACCGACCCGTGAAGAGCTCAATATGATCTACATGATTGGTCTCTGTCGGGCTCTGAGTGAGGGGCGTAGCGGTGTTCTGACAAATATGCCAGGAGAACGTGAGTGGGCGCGATGCCGCGAGTTTCTGGGGCTCTTCAGAACGCGGATTCATAGTCTCCTAGATGCCAATCGCAATAAACCGATTCTCAGTCGGCTGGTCGCCACTGTTGCAGAGGGAGTCACCGCCACGGCCGATATGTTGGTGGATCAGACCGCCTGGTTCTTTGTGGGAGGCGATCAAGCAGGTGAACTCCAGCGCCTGGATCGTATGATCTGTATCCTGCTAACAGTGCACGCACTCAGGCAGGCAGGGCACACAGTCAAACAGGTATGTCTGTATCAGCTCATTACAGGGCAGATGCTGACATGGCCTGTAGAGGATTGGAGTCCGACGTCGGCGGCACTCCTAACCGCCTTCGTGGAGGCACGTGTCAAACACGTAACGGGGTCTCAGAATTAGTCGCGGATGAGTGCTAATCACGGATACGTGTTAGTCACGGAAGAGAGGCACCGCCTGGCCATCCTGGAAGCGCATCCAGTTGAGCCCCACAGCAAATACGTGCACTGTCCATTCCCGCCCATCCTCATTACACCCAGGTGCCTCTGTATTCGGTACAGTAATAGTAAGATCCAGGCGCATGTCTGCGCGCGATGCATTTACAGTACCCGCTGGCTGGTTATCCTCCACAGACCAACGTGCCCCCGCACCGAAACAGTAGCCATAGACCATTCCATCTGTTAGACGCACACCACCGCGATGCGCCAGGCCATATTCGACGCGCCACCATTCTTCTGAGTCGGAAAGCCATGTTGCATTTCCTATCTGGAGTGAGGCCTTGGTCAATAGAGGGCGTTGGAGACCATTGTTTATCACAAGTGCATCTTCCATTAGAGATCCATAATTCGTCCATTCATTAAATCGCCATGCTGCTTTGCGCCGCAAGAAAAAACAGATCTCGCGTATTGGCCCATTGAATTCCTTAAGAGGTAGAAGCATTTGATGTGTAGATCCTGGAGGACCGGATTGCAGCAAAGGTATATCAAACTCCATATGTGTAACTTTCTCATAGAGCATTTCAAATGGATTTCTGAGATATGCGGATCTCATAGGATTTTCGGTGTGCACAACACCGGCAAATACGGTTGCATCATCAAACCCTGGCACAACAGATGCCAGCTTCACATTCCAGGGGATAGGTGTAACCCCAGTTTTATCCAGAAGTGTCACTGTCTTCCCAAGAGGAGTTTCACTAGGAGTGGTTCGTGGTTGCGACCGCATGCGCACCACATCTTTGAAGGGGCGCAGAGTTATATGCAGACGCATTTCTTGGAGATCACCCAATGATACAAGTGGAAATGCAGTCTGAGGGCGACGCATGAATGCCAGGGGTAACCAGCAGTAGACATAGCCGTCTTCAGTGGGCTGCAGAGTGGTCCACGCTGGTCGCCCTGAGTCGTGAATAACGGTAGAGGGAAGCTGACCATATATATCGGAATCCCATACGGCTGCACGCCCTCCATCCATCCAAGTACGTGACCATACATCCATCCATTCACCAGGCCATGTCTCAACAATTGTGTCGTTGATCTCCAATTGCACCTCCTGAATGGCAATGGAACCCAGAGAAGCGGCCCACATCCATGCACCCGATAGATCTGCATAGTCCCAGAATCCAGATTTCAGATTGGCCTCCATATCAGCGGGCATCCAGGAGCGCGGTTGAAGGCGCAAACAAATCCACTGTACAAGATCACCGGCCTCATCGCGTGTTAGAGGTACTGTAATGCGCCCACCCCATTCTATGGCACCCTTGTAACTGATCTCTGTTATATCGGGTGTGACGTTGTGGTATGGGGTCCATCTCCGACTGAACACTGTCTCATTGGAAGAAGCGGGGAAGAAGAAATCGTCTGTTGGGCCTCGTTGAACGAGGTCTACCAGACGTTTAACATCAGGGGCGAATGACATCCTTACTCTGTTTGTTTACCTTTGTTTTGATCCTTAGACTGATCCGACCCCTCATCATCCTCAATCTTGATATTCAAGAGAATACCACTGACCAGGATCATGACTGCACCTATGAGTGACTTCCATCCAGGGCGCTCCCCCAGGAAGAAGAGACCGAATAGATACGAGGCTAGGAGGCCAGCATAACTGAGAATGGAGTATGTGACGACTGACAATCGTGGAACGGCGAAGAATCGCAGCCAGTAACCACTGAACATTGTCAGCGAATGAAATGCTGTAAGCCAGAGTGCATCCCACCAGGTACCTCCGCGGAGACCAAAATCATCCACCTTACCACCAGTCAGCGCAGCCTGTGCAGCTGTAGCCACTGCCATCCACCCTGCAGCGCTGCCGTTCACCACCCATACCGATTTGGCGGGATCAGTCCAGCCGAGTCCACGCAGAATCGTGTGCATACCGGCTTCCGTCACAGCCATGAGGAGACCCATTGCGATGCCCCAGCGGCTATCGGGCTTCTGCACAAGAGGGGAAGAAGCAGCTGTACCGGGGTCCGCGTTCAGAAAGAGAGAACCTACGGCAGCGAGTCCGATATAGAGATAGTCACGCGCCCCGATTGACTTGCTACCAAACAACGAATCGAACACCAGAATCCACATGGGGTATGTGTAGAGTAATGACATGGCTTGACCGGCAGGAAGATGACGGAACGACTCATAGCTGGAGGCAATATGCAGGAGATTCGTGAGGCCGAGACCCAGAGAGCCTGCGGCTTCGCCCTTGTGAATATGCCGATCCTTAGAAAATAGGTAGCCGAGTGCGCCAGAACTCAGAATACGTGACCAGATAGCGGCATTGTGACTGAGTGGTGTCTTCTTGATGGCGATGGGTGTTAGTGCCAAGATAGACTCAGCGGCAACGAGTGATCCACCTGCTGCAAATGACATGTCCCTTACTAGTTGTATTGGTATTTACTCATGTATTCTGATACAACGTAAGACCTGTAACTGCTCTTCATTAATAAGGATTGCTACATCTATCTGGTCACCTTGTAAAATATAATCATATACATGCCGAAGTACATAGGACCATGCACAATTTCTATCAAGTATGGTAAGTAAGCGATGAAGACCTTGTGCTTGTTTCAGAGTATAGAAACACGCAGAAGATTTGTTACCTGTTGTTATTTCCAGCATCTACACTGCTCAGAGATTCGGAATCATCATGAGGCCCATCATAGCTGCGAAGAAGACCACCGTGTGCAGCAGCAGACCCACGGGGGTTGCAGCACCCATCGGCTGTGCCACCTGGAACAGAGATCCAAAGATAGTCTGTGTGAACTTGTAGGTCTCAGGGTTTGCGACAATGAAGAAGACAATCGCAGAGATGAACGAATACTTTGCCTTCAGCATGATGTTCATGGTGTTCTACACAGGGTCCGGTTTATTAAAGATCGCATAGATATCTTGCCATACATCCTCCAATTCACGGAGCTCGCGATCAATTGTGTGGGATTCGTATATATTGTCTGGGAGACGCATACGGGCATAACGAGCCCGCCAATAACGACCGGGCAAGACATATGTCATGAAGAATCGCATGATAGGGGCAAACGTGGTCTGTTTGACATCCACAGTATCATCACTCTGATATGTCACAGGAGAGAAGAGCCCATTGCTAACATCATAGAAGAGATAGGCATAGGGGCTAATGAAATGCTGTGTGCCCCGCTTGACGATAAGACCAAGTGCATCCATGAAGTCAAGTTCTGACTGGATGAGCTTATCTCCTTCATCTTTCTGCAATCCTGAGATATCAAGCAGTGCAAACTCTTCACTTGTGTCAAGGGGTTTAAATGGATCTTCATCGTGATCTACGTCGCGGAGTTTGGAACCAAAGTACTTATCGTTGCGCAGAATATGATAATATGCCTTATCTTCTGGTGTTACCTTTACACTATGTTTATACTCCGCGGCACTAAAAAAATCCTTAAGCCACTTATTGATATCTTCCTGGGTGAAGATATTTCGCATAACAAGATTATGACTCATTAGTATTTGCGCAGGAAATTAGCGACCGGAAGCACCGACAGCACCGATAGGTCGTGGCAGGAGCCCCTCAAACCCAAAGGGTGCACCGATACCACGAGGGACAATCACTGCCACTCCATGTGCCATTGCTGGCAATCTGCTTTGGCGAATGCCTGTTTGGTTTAATGGTTTAGATGTATCTGCCGGTACTACTTGCCTCGGCGGATTCCCACTGCTGTCTATTATTTGTGCTGCAGCCCCATGTGCCCCCCCGATGACGCCCCCTGCTGTACTCGGCGGCATCGGTTGACGAGTAACCTCTGTTACTGGAGGATTAGCAGGTTTAGAGGCTGCAGTAACTACATCAATTTTCTCTGCAAGGGCATCACTAAATGACACCACTTGTGCACCTATTAATGAATTCTTGAGCGCGCGAATGATGCGCTTTATTTCTGGCCATGCAGTCCGTGATGCCATGTATTCCTTAGCCCGTTGTTTCTGATCTATCTGCACACGAGCCGCCTCATATTCACGGAGCTGACCTAATACTCGTGCAGGGAAACAGCGTGGATCATTACTGAGTGACACATCACCGGCACAATGCCACAAACTCTCCAGGATAGAGATCGCCATATGCTTATCCGCAATCATCTCAGGATATGCAATTGCTTCAAGGACTTCTGTATTCATCGCCAGCATGGCACCACTTGGATCATACTTTGATAGAGTACCAGCCGGATTTGCAAAATCAGTTACCTCATCCTCACGATAGGACAGCGCGTGCACAGGATTGGGAATAGAGAATGTCTTTTCGGAGTAGTCACCGTCTGGCTTCAATGATCGCATCACATGCACCTTGCGCATCTGTAGATATTTATCACTGAACTCCTTCTCTAGAGTTTGCAGCTCTTTGGCAGCATCTTTATCATGCGGTTTAGAAGTATCCTTAAGTTCCTTAATGCGATTTGTCATCTTACGATACTCCACAATATCAGGGTTGGTTGCCAGATGTGCCCCAAGACGATCATGCTCTTTGAATTTATCGGCAGCGATGAGTGCATCACGGAGTTCCCATGGTTCACAGGGACTCACACGTGTCTGCTCAAACTGACAGAGCCACGTGTCCTTGAGATCCTGGCTGCTGAACACCTTCTTGGGCACCCAGGAGAGGCGCTGATCAAGGGCATCTATACTGTAGACTACATCATTTGCTGCATCATCAGGTAACGTAAACTTATCAGGGGACTTCATCATGAGCGCCACGAGATTATCGTAGAACATGCGATTCTTGAACTCCTTATGTGTACGGAGCCAGTTGGGAAGTTCGGCAATGTCTGCCCAGAAGTGACCAGGTCCAGCGGACTCTCCTGCAATGCCTGCAAAGTCGTACTTCATATCTACTTCATTCTCGAATCCACTAATAGGGCCCTTCACTACTGTGTTTTCAGCATCCCGTTTTACATAGAATGCCACCATATACTTGCCGTCAATCTGTGTAACACGGAGTGGCTTGAGTGTCTCTCCCACAAGTTCAAGTCCAGATTCCTCCTTCACTTCACGTACTGCTGCAGCGACATAGGTCCCATCACTAGCATCAACCCAGCCACTGGGTGTAGAAATGGTCTGCTCATCAGCAACACCCTTGGGCCGTCGGTGAATAAGGAGCCGATCTCCGACCTTGATGTACGTGGTTACGATGCTGCCGGCTTTGAACTCAGGAAGATCAGGGATGAGTGGTACGCCTGCATCCCGCTTAGGCGCAGCTGACCCAACACCAGCTTGGATATAGGAGCCCTTTGGTACACTCACAATTCTCTGTACGGCAGCAGGGGCACTAGAAAAATCCGGTTGACCGGTTGTACGCAATGCACTAATACCTGTGCGAAGTGAAAGAGCCGACTTGGATGCGGGCCTGAGCCCTTTCGCTGCGTCAAACACCTTCTTACCGAATCCACCCAATGCATTGAATGCCCCTTCGATCATACCACGTGTTGGCTTGATGGGTGCCATACGACCTGAAATATCACCGATTGGTACTGGCCCTTTTGTTGGTAGCTGTTTCTGTTTCTGTTGCTGTTGCTGTTGCTGCCGCCGCTGCTTTCTTTCACGAATTGCATTAATCAATAGAATAGAACTCAAAATAACCTGGAGCTTCTTTGCACGTGGATCCTGGGACATCTTAAGCTGTTGTAGTAGTTCTTTAATCTGATCCATTGTGAGGGTGTCATCTGTGGTTGTGATAGCCTGGCCTTGTGACAAAGAACCTCTTCTTGATGATGCTGGTGTAGCTACAGGCGTAGTTACAGGCGTTACAGTTGATGATGCACTAGATCCACCTCCACCTCCACCTCCACCTCCACCACCTGCCCCCATAGGTTGAGTTGCAGCTGCTGGGGGTGGTGATCCAGAGAATGAGCCACTCATTGATGATGCGGGTGATAGTTGTGGAGTTGCACCTTGGCCGGCGCCGGCCCCGCCAGCTGCTATAGGTGTTGGTATATGATACCAGGATGGTTTGATTGCCCCTGTATATTTAATAAGTTTAAAATGGTTTCCATCAACATGTTGTAAAGGTACATATTTATCATTCCATGGGACAAGATATTCAATGTTCTGGTTCTTACCCGATGAATCATAAACAACAACACGTGGATCATAAATTAAATCATTAATAGCCCTTATATCTGGATAAATACGTGGCCCCTTATTAAAAACTCCATCTTTGGGTAATAAGTTATCTGCATACTCTTCAATAGTAGTAACTACTTTTCTATTAGTTCCAGATATAGTAATATAATTGTCACCTAGCTCAGCTGGTTCTTGAAGTGGGAACCCTTTGATAAAATTACCACTGGGATCTGTTAGAATATTGCCTGATGAATCTTTTACAGAATATGATGCACCATCATATATTTTTTGAACATATGGCCTTAGAGTAGGATCATTAACAAGAAGTGCTGATAACTGACGTATACGATCAGCAATATAACCTACATAATTAAGAATTTCATCATCAGATGGTTTAGTACCAGTTACACCTTCTAGATATGCACGATACAAACACCACCCATCATTAGCAACATCCTCAACACTAACTTCTGCCATAGTAAGCGTAGCTGGCGGCCCTGGAACACTCATCCCCCTCTAATCCACACACACAAAACCCCTGCGTCTATCTAAACCTGCAGAACTATCAACACAAGCAAGGATGGACCACAGTAATAGCGGTCAGCGTCAGACCCTCAAGAATCGCGTCCAATGCAAACAGGATTTCATTGTTCGCTGGCTCCAGGACTTCTACAATCAGCCGGGGCGACTAGAGGAGATCATGCCCGTGCTGACCGGCACCTCTCCTATCAGTCTCCGCCTTATTGACTGGTTCGTCACGAACTACTCCAAGAAGTTCAATGTCAGTTATCCCCTTGTTGAAGGCGATCCACCGACCACCCGCCAATTCATGGTGCACTTCCATTATAAGCGCGAGCTCAAGGCCTACAGCAAGCGTCTCTTTGATCCCTTCTGTCGTCGCGAACGCATCAACTTCCAGATCCGCGGTCAGCCGCCGATTGAGGAGACCACCGTCGGTCAGCTCAACTTCTTCCGGTGGGCCATTGAGAAACAGGTGATCCGCTACATCGCCGACCATATCACCGACATTGAGCGTGATATGAATGTTAGTTTCCGGGAGCATTACAGCAAGGAGCCCGAACAAAAGACTCCCACGGGTCGCCGCAAGCGCAAGGAGATGAGTCAGTCCGCCATGAAGTCCGTCAATCATATGGATGTGCCCGTAATGGTGGCGTTTGATTAAATATCTGCTCATTTCATATTTGTCTATATGCATACAATGCATACAGACAAGGTCACTGCTCAGAACCCATAGCCGGCTCACTTTTCATATGGGCCCTTCACCTTCTCGCCCATAGAGAATCCCGCCACCGGTCGCAACTGCTCCGCCGCCGCAATCTGCGTCAATGCCATATTCTGTGACTGCGCCGGTGTGATCCATTGGTGCTCAAATGCACGGGTCATCATTCGCTGCGATGTATCCTCACCCCAGAAGCCCCGGTTCTCATGCACAGAGCTCCGCACCTCTCGTGCTGCACCTCCGCCCTCTACATCAAAGCCATCCATCGCGGGATGCTGAAAGAGAGAGCGTTCTGGCAGCGTAGGGCGTGATGTAGGGTCCAGGTGTTTGCGTGATGCGGGGTAATACATTACCTCCCCCGGTGCCAACCATGACCGTGTATCCTGACGACCCGATGATGGCATGAAATCCTCTGCGCCGTGTGTTGGATGTGCTGCCAACATGGTGGCAGTCACTGCGGTGGGCCCCCGATCCTGTGTATGTGACCAGATACGCGTGCTCATGGTATCACGTGTATCCCATTCTACGCGTACCTTTGTGGGCTCATTGGCACGGGGTATGGTAGTAAAATCGGGAAGTGGTGCCGCCCAGCCACGATTCTGTGCTTCGCGATCCAGTAGTCGTTCATCATGCTGGCGCGCACGCATGGTTCCTCCTAATCACGGCATATAGATCTCTATTTAAACGGTCGCATCAAGAGCAGAGCAATGCCGACAGCTGTTCGTACTCTGAAGCCACGATCCGTAAAGGCAAAGGAGGTTAAAGAACCCAAAGAACCCAAAGAAGTCAAGGTAAAGGCCAAGAGAGTCACAAAGGTCGCTGCAGTACAACAGATGAACCCCGTGATATGTGTTGGCAAGGGGGCGGGGATTACCGCTGGCCTGGAGATCTGGCGTACTAACACGGGTACGTTTGTCTTACAGGATATGACACCGGATGCAGTTTTCGCCACCGACGTCGCGACATGGAACATTCAACCACCTAAACGCAGCGCTACAAAGAAACGTAAGGATGCAACAGTCACGCAATAAAACCATTCGCCGGCGCGCACCACCAACACCTGTACCTGATATTACCGGTGCATTTGGAGGCGATACGGTTGTGAAGGCCACAGAGGATAGCCTGGATGCACTGTTCGCTGCAGAAACCATGAACACCTTCCAGCAGCCATGGCAGAAGCTGGATCGCGGATCTCGTCTGGATCGCCTTCGAAAGTTCGTGGAGGGATATCCGTCGCTCACTCCGGCAGAGCGTGCGTCTCTTCTAGCTGCAGTGTTGGCTGCATTTGAGTTGCGCCAGTTAAACACCAAAGTTGCCGTTGATTATGACCCCGTTACTGCGACCATTATTACCATTCGTGGTCTCCGTGAACGTACTAACGTGTCAGGACTAAAAACATTCCGGATTGACCCTGCTACTGCACGTACGACACAAAAACAGACACGTGTCTCCGCTAAGAGTCTAAACGCCGCGGCCACAACAGAGACTAAGGGACCACAGTAGAGAATGGAAGATATTGACAGTTGGTGTGACGAATACTTGCCGGATCTGTACGACAATGGTATGTTTGACTCTGAGGAGATCGCTGAGAATGTATGGGATGCGGTTGAACAGACAATGGAGGAGACTGTTCTATGTTTCATAGACGATAATGATGACGATCAAGCACGTGACACAATGCATGATGATCTGATTGATGCAGCCAATGCCTGGTTTCGCGGCCACCATGCACTGATTGTGGAGGCACTGCCGACCGTACCTGAGGAGATGATCGCGACTCTCCAGAATAAGCCCCAGGTTGCCCAGCATTCTGCGGGCTGGTATGCCGAGCGTCGTAATCGTTTGACTGCCTCTGAGTTCTGGCAGATTCTGGGTGGGCAACGCAATGCACTGAAGCGAGCCAAGTTGGATCCGGCTCCGGCAACCATGGATCGCCCTGCTCGGTCACCCGTGGCTATCTGTCAGCCCGATGGTGAGATGGTGGCAACAAGCTGGGGACATCGCTTTGAGCCACTGGTGCGGCGCATTTATGAGGAGGAGATTGCGGGTGTCGGTACTGTGTGCGATACACTGGGTCGTTTCCAACATCAGACAATTCCCTGGCTATCGGCGAGCCCTGATGGCATCGTGCTGTCGGGTCCACTGGCAGGGCGCCTAGTGGAGATCAAGTCACCGAAGACGCGCAAGCCTGGTCGTTTCGTACCTGATGATTATTATGTGCAGATGCAGATTCAGATGGAGGTCTGTGACCTGGATGCAGTGGATTTCATTGAGGCACAGTTTGCACAGCGTCCTCTGAAACTCTTTGACGCCCCCTTTGAGAAGCTGCCGCATGATGATCGCAAAGCACTCAAGGAGGCATCGTGGAAGGGGCGAATTGAGGTATACGGTTTCGCGGATAAGCCAGAGTCATGGGTCTATCGTTATAGCAACCCTGCAGAGGATATGGAGGATACAAAATTTGATGAGCCGGCACCCAAGGACCTGCAGCTGTTGGAGTCCTCTGTATGGTGGCTAACGGGTTGGTATCCCCGCACAGTACTCCGCAATAGTAACTGGTGGAACTCTGTTGGCTGGCCGACTGCAGAACTCTTCTGGGCAGAGGTGACATCAGGGCGTGAGGCGTATGATCCGGTGGGAGAGAGTGGTGATCATATTGAACTCGTTGGAGGCGGATGGATGGGCAGGTAAGCGGATCAGAGAATATCTGACCTAAGAGTAGAGCACATGTTGCAGTACAGAATAGCACTTATTCTTGCAATCAGTATTGGAATACTACTGATTTCAATAATTTTTGATAGAATTCTAGCGCCACTGCCACTTGTAGTCCATTTTCTCATATTTGTCCCTGTAGTTGTGCTTATCGTTGACGAGGCTCGCCAGTATACAAAAGAGAACGCCGATATGTATAAACTACGTGCTACAGATGTAGACGGTGCCTTCTTTTTCGCTGCACCGCTGGCAGCATTAGCTGCATCCTCACTCTTTGCCAAGATGCGATCTCTCCTTGGTGCTTAAGCCGATATTGACCCGTCAAAGACTCGGAAACCTGTCAAAGACTCGGAAACCCGTCAAAGACTCGGAAACCTGTCAAAGACTCGGAAACCCGTCAAAGACTCGGAAACCCACACGACCCCGCACATGGCACGGTCAGCCCCACACCATCCCGCGGTTCATAGATAGAATCTACGAACTCGGTGATCGGAGCCGAACAGTTGTCGGGGTAGTCTCGCTGGTAGTTGTTGGTGCGCTGTGCATACTGTCCACCTAGCTCCATCTCACGTGCACGATCCTGCGCATCACATGCCGATGCAGAAAGTCCTGACAGGCCAGCCTTCACCTTCATGGTATCACGCAGAAGTGGGCCATTGTTGATATCTGCCACCTGTATCTCCCCTGCACCTTCCAGCCCACCGCCGGCACCCCCACTTTCGAAACTCTCAACGCCACGCAGCACGGGTCCATGTAGCCGCCGCATTTCCAGTGAATACAAGGCTGTCAGTGCGATCAGCATGAGAGCTACGATCAGCGTCCAGTGCATCATTCTCTACTGCAGCCGCAGATTTACTTGGCGAACAGCGGGGCATTCACGCGACCATCCTCTGTACGGAAGACAATCTGCTTAATACGCATCAGTGTCTCCGCGGTAGGTGTACCATAACGATTATATACAAAATTAGCATACTCCTCGCGAGTCATGGTGATGCGCTTTACGGGTGCAAGTGACTCCACCTCTACACCAGCTACTACAAGATTATCAGTCACCCAATCCTCCAGCTCTAGATTGTAGTAAACAAATGTACGACCAACATTCATCTGATAGAGATCTAGTTGTTTGGCCTTCACCATGCCGCGACCCGCCACCATCACCTCATGATTGGGAGAGATGGGGAGAGCCTCCGTAGCACCAAACTGACCCTTGGGAATCATATAGGGGTTCGTGGCAGCAGAAGCGATGTAACGCTTGGAATAAACACGTGTAACACACACATCACGGCCATCGGCAGTACGCACCTTGTTTCCTACCTTGATCTGAGAGATAGGGCGGTAGCCGCGTGCCGTCAGCACAGGGGCATCAGCCAGGAAACAGACAGGGTTGGAAGAAGAATTTGTATTGGTTGTTTCTATAGGGATAATTGCTACCCCATTAATAGGAGATCGTGTCGTACCGAATGAATCATTCATATAATTTACAGCACGAGATATAGGTTGAGACAATTTATATGAAGTGTTAGGTAAAAGGTCATATACAGTAATAGTTGGTGGGGAAACACTCACATCGATACGAAGATTTTCTATTTGTGTATTAGCTTGATCATTTTCTAAAGATACATACCATGAAAATGGAAGTGACTGGATTATTTTATTTAGGTAAGGCACAATCTCAATTGTTGCAGTTGTACTATTAATGCGAGTTACTGTACCATATGTAGCTGGATATGACATTTATACTATATATCTCGGAAAAAAATCACGTAGATACTTTTACGGAATATTTATATTATAAATCAGATTTACTTGGCGAACAGCGGGGCATTCACGCGACCATCCTCTGTACGGAAGACAATCTGCTGCAGGCGCTGCTTCACAGACTCCAGGCGTACACCATAGCGACTCTTGATGAAGCCCGCATACTCGGCCATCGTCATGGTAATGCGCTTCACGGGTGCCAGTGACTCCACCTCCACACCAGCCACCACTAGATTGTCAGTCACCCAATCCTCCAACTCAAGATTGTAGTAGACAAACGTGCGACCGGCGTTCATCTGGCGGAGACCCAACGCCTTCGCCTTCACCATGCCGCGACCAGGCACCATCACCTCGTGGTTAGGAGAGATGGGCAACGCCTCGGTAGCACCGAAGGACCCCTTGGGGATCACATAGGGATTGGTGGCAGCGGATGCGATGTAACGCTTGCTATATGCGCGTGTCACAAACACATCACGCCCATCTGCCGTACGCACCTTATCGCCCACCTTGATCTGGGAGATGGGGCGGTAGCCGCGTGCCGTGAGCACAGGGGCATCGGCCAGAAAGCAGATGGGGGCACTACCACCACTGGGTGGGGGCGTAGATGATTGTGTCGGCTGAATAGCAGGCGAGGACGTTAATGTTGCTGAATTCCAGTATGTTGTGGTACTGGGTGTATTTGACCCAAGTGCATATATATGGAAAGTATATAAGGCAGATTCAGTTAAACCAAGAATTGTTGTGGAAGTACCAGATGTTACTGTTATTGAGTTGCTATATGCACCATTCGTTGAATATATTATGTTATATCCATTTGCATTTGTAACAGCAGCCCATGTGAGATCAATGGAACCTGCTGCAGTACCAGGTGTCGCCGTAATAGAGGCAGGAGCAGCTAACATGACAGTTGTATAGACTGTACTTGAATCGGAATCTGTAAAGTTGGTAATATTCCCCTTTGCAATAACGGAATATGTTGTGGGGCCAACCGGTGTTGATTGAACAGGTACATTTGTTGTATAGCTGGTACCGGTTGCAGTAGAACCAGATCCATAAGCCCACAGATAAGAAGATGCATTGGTGTCTACTGGTGAAACGGTATATCTTACTGCCCCAGGGCTACCAGATGCCCATGAGGCAACTATCGTTGGCTTCGCAAGCTTTGTTGGTGCAGGTGGTGCAATGGGTGCTGCAGACACAGATGTACTTGTATAAATATCATTATTAGCACCAGTTGTTACGAGTGTAAACGAATAGGTGGTGCCATTTGTTAATCCACTAATTATTGCAGATGTTGAACCATTGGTAGTTGTAGTTGTTGGAGTAGGTGATAATGTTACGTTATCTTTCTTAATAATATATGGTGCAGATGATGAAAGATCGCTAAATACCGGCCATGACAGTGTTACGCTAGCATTTCCTGATGTTGCAGCAACCGTTGGTGCAGTATACACAATGGCATTTGAGATACTGCCTGCATCAGTAGTAGATCCAGGAGTAGTGATATTGAGATAATATGTGGTGCTACCAGTTAAGCCAGAGAATGTGAGTGTACCTGTTGATGCGGTATAGCTTGCCGCAGAAATACCTGGGCCTGTACTATTTTGTGTTGTAGAGACCCATGCAGTAACTGTTGAAGGATATGCTGAAGATTGCTCACGAACAATAGCAGTAAATCCAGTTGATGATATATTAGATGTCTCTACTGTTATATCACGTGTAATACTAAAATAAAGTGAGCCCTTTGCTACAACCTGTAGTTTTACAGCATCTGATCCAGTACCAAGTGTATATACACCATTGTTACCTGCTAGGATAGCTACACCAGCTGTATCTGTTACTTCATATGTCTTATTTGAATTAACTGTAACTTCAGCAAGTTTTGTTTGACCTGCATTTACATCAAACACACCCACACCTGTGCGCACTAGCGCGGCACCATCCACCGTTGGGATAACAGCTGTATCTATTGCACCACGATTTGTATTAGAAGCTGCTTCAGCAAAGAATAACCCACCTGTAAATGAGCTTCCATCAAATGCAGAATCATCCATGCGCTTGACATCCATACCAGTTGTTGTCATCACAACTTTCTGTGAAGTGTCTGCGACCTTCTCAAATATAGGGCCACTCTGACTTAGTGTTGCTAGTACCTCGAGTACACCTGTTTTATATGTGTTTACAGCTCCCTGTGGCACAATAGGATTCAATGCAGCTGTCAACTGTGTGACAGTGGGTAATAGGCTAGTAGGGTTAGGGTAGGCAATCTTTTGTAGTGACTGATCAGAACCAGGTGTACTTACACGAACGAGGTATGCAAAATTGTTACTGACATCTGAAATAACAGCAGAGAGTGTTGTAACAGCAGAAGTACTGAACACAGGTGAAGCCCCCTCAACTATTTTAGAATAATGTACTATATAAGATCCAGTTGGAGATGTATTCATATCCGTAAAATTCACGGTGAACTGTGCATTTCCATTCGTAATTGAGTCAATGACAGGGGTTTCAGGATTGGTACGCATGCGCACCAGTTTTCCAGCTGCATCTGTTAAACGGAAAAGATTATACCACTGAGGTGTATTGAAACCATACTGTAGACGGATTAAACCAGTTGAAGCATCATATGTAAAGAAACGAGGCATCTGCTGTCCACTTGAAAGTCTACTAGTTATATAGCCTGATAGATCATTAAAACTGCTATAATCAGCCCATGCAGTTGACACATAATGATAACTAGAACTATATGGAATAATTGCTCGCAAATTTAGAGGCCCCGTTAATGTGCCAACATTAAAGGTAATCGTCTGAATATCACCTGTCTCTGGTGTGCGTGAAACAATCGTACCACTTGATATAGTCTTTCCAGCATCATCTACCATTACACCAACTACACCAGCAGTCTCTGATTTACCATATGTGAAGCCACTGCCAATGTCAACATGAGTAATATTATACTGAAATATATCTGCTATATCTACTGATCTTCTAAGTCTATAGATTGGTGTACCTGAAATGTCTGTCTGCCCTGTGTTTACGGGAACTAGTCCATTGTAAACATTATCATTAGCTATATCTGTCAAATGCACCTGCTGAGGAGTAAGTCCAGCAGGGTATTTGAACTGTATCTCAATGCCTGAAGTGTCAAGAGGGAATACAGAGTGGATCTGCATCTTTGGCTGCACACCGGCAGTTGTTTCTGATACAATTATAGTATCATAATCAATAGTTGGATCAATTGCTGTAAAACGAATAAAATACTCTGAACCCTCAATCAAGTTATTAATAGTCAGTTGACCTGCGCTATATGTAAACTTACCAAACCAGGATACATCATAATTATTTCCTGGATATTCAATTGCATATGCTGTAGATTGTAAGTTCTGAGACAGGTAGATATTGTATATAGTTGGATGCCGTGTTGGATCACCCTTAATTGAAAGTGACAGTGTGATACTATTCTTGCTTACATCAACAGTGGAGCACTCAATGAGATTCTTCAGGGTAAATAGAACAGAACCAAAATCGGTGACCTTTGCCGACTTATTTCCAATCTCAGCCACCTTTCCAAGAAGGACCGCAGTACCACTCAAATCTACACTGGTATTGGTAACCGTCAGCGGGCCAGATGGTGTCTGATAGATACCATTCAGCAGATAGGCCTGTACTGCTTGTGTGCTAATAACTAAATCATCAAAACTCACAGCAGATGTATTACTGGGTATAACAGCGAATGAAGGTGCAGAGGGTGACGCACCAGCTGGCAGAACATCTGCCACATCTGTAACTCCTGCAAGTGACCAGAACTGTGTAGAACTGGTAGCACTTGACGCATATGCAGATTCTAATATCTGTTTGAATAAGATTTTCTTATCTGCGAGAGATGCATCGTTTGCATCAAGAGCATTGACATTTGATACTAATAACGCATTTGATGCTGTTACAAATGGGGCCGTCTGACGTATAATAGACCATGGTGTGTACGCCAGTTCATCTGATTCGATCGCAGTTGTTGATACTAATCTAATAACATGCCGATATTTTGCACGAACTCTTAATGAGTACGCTACATTATTAGTTAAATTTTGCACCTGGTGCTGATTTACATTATTGCTAATATCTACCTTTGTAAATGTGGAAGCGCCAGCTTGTTTATGCTCAAGTTCGTATCCAAGGAGTGTGCGTGGTGTATCTATACTATACTCAAGGCTAGCCCCGTCAGAGTTTGTAACCGTAAATGAACTTACATCACCAAATATAGGTGTTGAATAAGACACATCTACAACGGTGTCGCCAGGTGTAAGAGATATAATATTTGATTGTTCAGTGGATGTTGGTGCACTAACCGATACAGCATTTGATGTTGTAGGGGCGCTAACGAATGTTTCAGATATTTGCGCAACCACCTTGAAACTGTAAGATGCGCCATACCCCAGGTCAGTGGGCTCAGTGCCCAGTGTGAATGTCGCTAACGCACTAGAGCCAGTAATAACCTTTGCAGATCCAGTGATATCAGACCCATTGAGAACAGGTATCACCTTATGAGATGCGACGCCGGCGGATGCACTATTTGTCCATTTTACTGTAATCTGTGCAGCACCAGGGATTGCACGTACACCAGTGGGAGCACTAGGTGCTGCATATGTAGTCACAGATATAGCATTTGACATGACACTGG